GATTATACTTTAGCCGATTACGGCACGATTACCGAACCTGTAACACTTGCAGAAGCTAAAAACTATTGTCGTGTAACAACTTCAGCAGATGATGCTTTAATTACGGATTTGATTACTCAAGCAAGAGAATCAGTTGAAAAAGCAACAGGTTTATGTATAACACCAAAGACAGTATCAGTATGGTTTAATAACCCAGCAGGTAATTTTAATATGCCTTTCGGACCAATGGACCAATCTACTTTCAAATTGTATAATATATCAACAGGTTTAGAGATTGTTGCAGCAAATTACTTTTTAGTTGGTGGCGAATATCCAAACTTAAGTTTTCCCATTTGGAATCAATTAAAGGCAACTTATCGTAGTGCTATGGTAAGTGTCCCAAAAGACCTTAAAGTGGCTATTTTGGACCAAATAGACTTTGATTATGAGAATAGAGGAGCAGATATAGAAAGATACGACCAAACAGGGGTATGTCAAAAGGCTTGGAGAGCGTGTCAAAGATATACAAGAGTAAGTCCAATATTATAATATGAGAATAGGCGATAAAAAAGGAAATGATGTTAATTCTTCTACGATGACACGTAGAGTGAATTTGTATGTGCCAACAAGGACTAGCGATGGTCAAGGTGGATTTACAACTACGTTTGCCTTACAAGAAACTATATGGGGGGATTTTAGACCTGCCAAAAGCACAAGAACCTTATTAGAAAGCGAATTAACCTTTTATCAAGATGCCAAAGTGTATTTGCGTTATGGGGTTACAATAACCGATGATTATAAGATTGAAGTTGAAGGCAAAACATATACAATTCAATCAATTAATGATGTGGATAACCAACATAGATTTTTAGAAATAATAATGAACGGATAATGTCAGCATTTGCACTTAATTTAAGCGGAATGGATAATTTAACTAAAAGGTTAAAAACCATCCAAGATGACTTAACAAAAGGCGTTGCAGAAGAAATAAGTGCATCCACATTAAAAATTGAACGTGATGCAAAAAGAAATGCACCTGTCAATGTTGGAACATTAAGGCAAAGCATTCACGCAGAATCTACATTAAACGGACTTACAGGAAAGGTTATTGTAGATGTTCCTTATGGTGCTTATATTGAATTTGGTACAGGTGGGAAAGTTTCAATCCCTAGTGGTTATGAATCATTTGCATCACAATTTAGAGGCAAAAGTGGTGGTACTATGGAGGAATTTATTCAAGCACTAACACTATGGGTAAAAAGGAAAGGTTTAGCAGGAACATATAGTGTTAAAAGTGGTAAAAGATTAGGAAGTAAATCAATAAGACAAAGCCAAGATGAAAAATTAGCTAGATTTTTAGCTATTAAAATATTAAGAAATGGAATTAGACCGCAACCTTTTTTAATACCAGCTTATGAAAATGAAAAACCTTTATTATTTAAAAGATTAACTAGATTATTAAATGCTAAATCCTAATATAGAAATAAAAAAATGGTTTTATACCCATTTAGTTAGTGCAACAACTTTGCCTGTATTTGATGGCATAGCACCTGATAATACTCCTAACGAGTATATTATTATGGATGGCAGAACATCAAATCAAGAACAAGGTAAAGCTGGTTATACAAACTCGGTTACTATCATAGTTGACATTGTTACAAAAAATGCTAACTTTGGCTATAAACGAGCCGAAACAATAAGCGATTTAGTTTTGACCGCTATTAATTCAAACACTACAATAACCTTAAGCAATGGGTTTTATTCATCAAGTGTTTATGTTGATAGCATTAGAAATTTAGATGGTTTAAACCCTTTGGATAACGTTTTTAGAACATTAATAACTTATAATTTAATAATAACTCAAAATTAAAATAAAATGGCAGAAACTAAAGTATCAGGCAGGGACTATATCCTTTTAGCCGACATTGATGGAGATAGCACCTTTAAACCAGTTGCTTGTCTTACATCTAACTCATTTACATCAACTAACGACACAATTGATGCAACTTCAAAGTGTGGTAACTCATTCACTCCAGCACCTTCTTTTAGCCAAAGTTTTTCAGGCGAAGGATTTGCGATTGATGAAACAGGAACTCCTAGTAAGGATTCTTATCAACAATTGTATGCTGCTCACGCTGCTAAAACATCATTCAATATGAAGATGGGTAAAGCAACTCCAGCATCTGGAGATATTACTTATTCAGGTCAAGTTTTCATTAGTAACTTTACTGTGAACGCAGCTGATAAAGATGATGTTAAATTTACTGCAACTTTCGTAGTAACTACACCTCCTTTAACACAAACTGAAACAGTATAAACAACAACCAAAATATGTTTGAATTAAAACTAAACAACAAAACAATTCAATTAAAATGGGGTACTTGGGCAATGAGAGAATTTTGCGTTGCTAAAGGTATCACAATAGACAAGTATTTTGAATTATTAAGCAATACTCATTTTGATTTAGATGTTATAATCAAAATGGTTTATATAGGTTATAAATCAGCCTGTGTAAGTAACAAACAAGGTATTGAATATGATGAAAATGATGCTTGTGATTGGATTGATGAAGTAGGCTCTATATTTGATGCAAATGGTCAAATAATTGATTATGTCAAGTATATTGTTTTATCTACTACACATACTATAAAAAGTAATGTAAAAGATGAAAAAAAAAAGCCTAACAAAACTAGATTGGGATGATATTTTAGTTAAAGCTGCTGAATGCAATATAAGACCCAATGACTTTTGGGAAATGACTTGGAAAGACTTTTCTATTATCGTAATGGGTAAAGAAAAGCAAGAGTTAAACGAATGGGCAAGGACTAGAAACCTTGCCTATATTGTATATTTAAGTAGCACGGCTGAAAAATCCCCTAAAAGTATAAAGGCTTTTTGGCATATACCAGAAATAGATGATGTAGAAGAAAAAGAAGAAAAGGTATATTTAACGGATGACCAATTGAAAAGGACTTTAAAATTGTATGGAGTAAATTAAAATAAGATGGCAGAAACTTTACAACTCATTATTACGGCTGACAATAGAGAAGCATTAAAAGCCATTGAAGATTTAGCCAAAGGTACACAAGGGTTACAAACACAATTTAAAAAAGTAGGTTCTGCATCTAATGAAGCTAATCAGGCTTTAATAAATTCAGGTCGTGTTTTACAAGACTTGAATTATGGATTTATGGGTATTGCGAATAACATTAACCCATTGTTAGAATCTTATCAAAGATTAGGAGATAAAACAAAAGAAGGAAGTTCAACAACTGAAGAACTTAAAAAAGCATTAATGGGTCCAGCAGGACTTGGTGTTGCGGTATCAGCTTTAATATTTATATTTTTAAAGTTTGGCGATGCAATTTCAAATTATATTGAAAAAATTGCTTTAGGCAGAAATGCGGTTCGTGAAGAAACGAGTGCAATTGAAGGTGCAGCTGATGGTTATAAAAAAGCATATTTAGAAGTTCAAAAACTAGGAGAATCATTTAAAGAATTTCACGAAGGAACTATGTCTAAAAAACAAGTTCTTGAACAATATAATTCTACATTAGGAAAAGTTTATGGAAGTACAAATGACATAAACAAAGCTGAAAAAACTTTTACTGAAAATACTGAAAATTACATACAAGCTGCGTATTTAAGAGCAGCAGCAGATATTGAATTAGGTAAAGCAGCAGAACAAGCAGCAAAAGCAGCAGAAACTAGAGCAAAACCTAAAGAACAATTTACACCACTAGGTATTGGTTTAGGTGTAGGTTTGACATATGGACAACAAAATTATAAGGCAGTTGGACAAGCAGCACAAGCAGTAAAAGAAAATGCAGCAAAAGATTATGATGATGCAAGAGCATTCTTTGAGAAAGTTGCAAATGGTTTATTAGAACAAAGAAAAAAACTATTAAAACCATACGTTCCTGAACCTGAAAATGAAAATGATAATCAATTTAGTCGTTATAATAATATACAGTTAAGTATAATGAAAGGCGAATTAGATAGATTAAAAAGATTTAAAGATGAAGTCGCTAAAATTCTTGGTAAAACACAAATTGTACCAATGTTTAGTGATAAAGAGGCTTCGGTAACAGGCAAGAAAAAAACTGATATGAAAAGTGAGTATGAAAGAATACTCAAAGGAGATAATACATTAGGCACATATTTAGAAAAACTTACTAAAGATTTAATGCCTGATATTAATATTGAAAAATTATTATTTAAAGAATCAGTTGATGGTTGGAAAAAATCTAAAGAAGCTGCTAAAGATTTTGCAAATACAATGGCTAATGATATTACTGGAGCATTAAAAAGTACTTGGGATGCAATACAAAGTGGTAAAAATGTTTTTGATGCTATAAGTGAATCATTAATGAAATTTATTGAAGAATTAGGGTTTGCTATTCTTAAGGCACAAATACTTGCTGATATACAAAATAGTATTAAAACAAGTGGAACAGGTGCAACAGGTGCAGATGCTGGTGGTACAGGAATATTTGATTTATTATTTACATTAATGAAAGTAATTCCATTTGCTAATGGTGGAGTTGTTAATAAACCAACATTATCTATGATTGGGGAAGCTGGTCCTGAAGCAGTAATGCCATTAAGCAAATTAAGTGGTATGATGAATTCTACATTCAACGCAGGTGCAATGAGTGGACAATCAACAGGAGGCAATGGGCAATTTGTATTAAGAGGACAAGATTTATTAGTAGCTATAAATAGGACACAAAAATCATCATTCCTTAAAGGACAAAACATAAGTTTAGTATAATGGCTTACGGACTAAAATATAGGCTAACACAAGCATTAAGAAATGGAACAAGTTTAGTTGCTAATATCTATGAGAAAGATTATGTTGGAACATCGGTTATAGATTATGAAGCAGTTAGCATACAACTTAATTCAAACGCAAGTGGCGATGAACCATTGGCTGCAATTGTATCATCTCAATTAAATGTTTCATTTATTGTATCGGATAGCAATTCAACTAATTTCCCTGATTTATTAAACTTTGATGTAAGAAAATACTTCATTAAATTAGTAAATGGAAGTAATTTACTTTGGTGCGGCTTTTTATTTAACGATTATGTTCAAGTACCATTTACGACAGGATATGTGCAAGTTGATATTATTGCAATAGATGGACTTTCATTTTTAAATGATACTCCTTTTAATTATTATGAATTAAAAAGTATTAATGAAAGAGAAAGATTAATTGATATTATTGCAGAAACTTTGAATGTTATAGCATTTCCAGACCCAATTACTTTATGGACTGCGTGTTCATATTATGCTGAAGGAATGTTTGATAGAGCAGATGCAAGTGGAGATGAACCATTTATTCAAACATATCAATATAGAAGGGATTTTCAAGGATTTACATATTATGATGTATTAACTAAAATACTTGAATCGTTTGGTTGTCGTTTGTTTCAAAGTGATGGTAAATGGCAATTATTAGCAATCAATGAAATGTGTGATACAACTAGATATTATACTGAATATGTAATATCTCCAAGTGTTTCGGTAACTAATTCAGGTACATTTAATAAAGATGTTGCAATAGAACCATTTGTAAATGGTAATGTACATTTTGTAAATAATAGTCAAACTAAAATTATTAGAAAAGGATATCCAAAACTTAATTTAAAACATACATATCAATTCCCTGATAATTATGCTCACAATGGTAATTTTAAAGGTATTGTTTCATTTGGTGTTTTATATGGTTGGATATTAGATAAAACAGGTAGTGCTTATTATGAAATAAGAGAAAATTCTGAAAATGAATCAAATACTATATTTCTTCAAACTGCAATAGGAACAGGGAATGTTGCATCATTAGAAATGGGAATTTTACTTGCACCATTAGCTTATTTGCCATATATGGTTGCACCAAGTTTCAACATTTCAT